TAGTCTCTAGCATCTCAAGGCTGCCGGTCAGCTGCCAATTCGTGACCTTGATCTGCTCGATGCCATCTAGCAGCAAACGACCATCACGCCCGGTGTAGACCTTCGCCATCAGAGCACACCCACCAGTTTCACTGTAACGCTACTGATTCCAGGGCGCACCGAAGTGATTGTCGGTGGTTCGCTGTAACGCCATTGATTGCCGGTTGCTGCGTCGATTGCAGCAGTGTTGCCGCTCCAGCCGGTGCGGAACGCGGCAGGCAGCGTAAACGATACAAACCCGCCCTTTACTTCGTCGTAATGAGCGATAAAGTCGTCAGCCTGCGTGTCCGGGATATTGTCATAGCCAAGATCAATCGTCATGCCAGTGCGCTTATCGCCATAGAGGATGCGCACTTCTTTGCCGCTTTGCGACTGAAACGTTTTGTAGCTGTAGTCACCAGCGCCAAAGCTGCGGCTGGTTGGAGCGTAGGACGGAAAAGCCATTAGATCGCCGCTCCAATAGCCTCAAAAGCACCATCCAAGTCTAAAACGTCCCGTGCCACCAGGCTTCGATTCGCGGCATCTACCGGGAAGTTGCTGGCTTTGATCGTGACGATGCCATCCTGATCAATGTCCAGCGCTTCGATTTGATACACCTGATTGGTGGTGTTGCTGCCGATCACGGAGAACACGCAGTTTTTCAGGTTTGCCGCTTGACCGTTGCTCACTTCAAGCGATCCGCTGGTGACTTCCTGCTGGCCACGCTCCCAGAAATACACCGGATAACTGCCGTCAGATAGTGCAGTCACAGACACGATGGTGCCGTCAGCTTTGACGATGCCATTATTGGATGGATTGTAAGGACTCACCTCAGTTGCAACCCGGATGTACTGACCAGGCGCCAGGGTTAAACCCCACGGCAACGAGCGGAAAGTGATCGTGTGCGTGACATGCTTGCGAATTGCCAGGAAATAGCGTGCAGCCTTCATGGCGTGCTGCATGTGCGAGACATGCGGCAGATCGAAGTCTTCTAGTGGGTACTCACTGGAACCTGCAGTGGCGTAACGCACCACGACGGTCTCTTCACCCGGCAAGCGGTTGTTACCTTGTCGCCGGTAGCGAATTGCAGCTTGGAAGTCTTTGCGATCTTCAAGCTCTAGCCATTCAAGGTTGAAGGATTCTTCGATGATATTGCCTTCGGTGAACATGGCGCTAATTTCAACAGGCCGCTCGCCGTCGATTTTGTAAGTGTTGGGATCGTATGGCATTGCTGGCTCAATCGCCATCCGACCATTCTTCAAGGTCAAATAGCAAAGCATTGAAGGGGTTTTCTGAGTCAGCCAGCTTCTGATATTGGTTGGCTCGGCGATTACATCATCAAAGAACAGTTGATTTGCACGTAGGAATCTACCTGTCGTAATCAACGCATCACGATCAACCAATGCAGAATTGATAATGTTGCCAGCGCCAGTATCCTTATCGGTACAGAGATACCAGATTAGATCAGTGAGCAGGTTGCTGGAGCCGGTGTCACCATCAATTAAGCGCTCGACCTGTAGGCCGTTTTTGATGCAGACGCGCAGCTGGTCTAACTGGCCGAACATATTGCCGCTGCGGATCTTGAGGCCAGCGACTGCGCAGTTGTCATATTGAGGTACGTTATCTTCTGATAGGCACTCGTTGACGTAAACCACCTCATGCTCGGGGCCATTGTCGCAGCTGCGAGTGATTAGATCGCCATAATGCGACACTTCAGCAATAGCGCTGTATGCCTCAAACAAACGAGCGGTAGAGCGCGGCTGATCCAGCTGTACATATTCCTTGCGCGTTGTAACTTCGTATTCAAAGTAAATTCGCACGCCACTTAGTAGTTGCACGCTCTTGTAGAAAGTATCGCCATCACTCCAATTACTGCTAGATGATGTGACGGTCACTGATTCGTGATTCCACCATTTATTTCGCGGGGTTTCGGAGTAGCCTCGCGTATATGACTTGATATTGAGATCCATATAAACCTCTTTGCCATCTCGGACTGAGTTCCAACCGGAGATAGTTTCAGTGGTCCCATCGGGGAGGTTATTGAAATAAGGATCACGTCCTGGCGAGCCATATTTTGCATAGGTAGCAATCGTCAACGCGCTGCCCTCTTGCTTGTCCGTGACAGCCACCTCTACATTGTCTGCATAAACAATGCGCTTCAATACCGCCGATTCAACTTCATTGGTTGATCGCCATTCGCCATAGGTAATGTCGCCAATCAACTCTGGCACTGGCGTCATCTCAGAGTGCGTATAGAGATCGCGTGCAGTGCGCTGGCGGCCACGCGCCATGATGCGGAACGTGCCGACATAATTTGTGTGCTCCCATGTGTGAATACCAGGGCGGCCACCATCAAGCTCGAACACCACAATGCTTGGATCAGCTTGCTGGCCAAAGATGGCGCTGCTAATCGGCCTGAATCTGAACTCAAGCTGCGAACGGCTTGGATGCGTGATTCTGATGAAGGAATAGATGTCCTGCGGCGAGCTACCTGTTACCGCAAACGCATAGGGGCCAATCGCTACCCAGCCATCATTGCGGTTGTAATCACGCCACGGTTCATTGTTTGAATTTCTGACATCAAGGAAGAAGAACGATGTACGCCGGGCGTAGCTGTTCATCGTGCCAGCTTTTACATTGATGCCTTTTTTGTTGTAACGGTTTAGGTAGAACGGTGCCGGTATCGTGTTGAAGTTAGTCAACCCATTAAACCGCGTCCACACCTGAGACTTAATGCCAATTTCAGTGACATCACATGGCCTGTTGTTAAGTACAACTGCCATGTCATATTCACAGATTGGGTAGAAAGTTTCGCTTAAATCTGCATAAGGAATATCTTTCCGCCTATTCAGAAACGCTCTAGAGACAACGCCGATCACGCGGTTGTTGTTAGTCCACGCCTCAAGGCATTTAAGCCTGATGCTGTAGCCGCCATTGCTATGCAACTTCGGATCATAGGGATCTGATGGGCGGCTGACGACTTGCCATGTGCTATGGCCGATCATAAACTTAGCGCCAAGCGCGAATTGATCGTCATAACGGCGCACTTCATCTTCAACAGCACTGCGAATATCGTCTAACCGCAGTGGTTCAAGGTCCGCTTTCTTGTCGTTGTCTTCAAACTGATAAGGCACTGTGTTTTGACGATCTTCGCCAAGCAACACGATAATTTCATCACCTTCGTTCACTTCAAGCTCTCTGGAAAAACTTGTCCATTTTGTTCCGTACTGATCTTGCTGACGTGATTCAGTGACGGTTTGACCGTTAAGTGACACCACACCAACACGCCGCGCAAAGTTACGGCCAGTGCCAGGCATTCCCCACTTGCCGTAAGGGTGTTCGTTTTTTAGATATGGGTCAACATATTTCTTGTATAGATGTCTTTGCTCTTCTATTTGTTCAGACGACATATAATCGTCGCTTAGCACTGAGACAACCTCCCAGTTCGGTCTAAATGGCGTGCCATTCGGGATGCCGCGATAAACACCGAAGGTCGATTGATTAGATGGTGTCAGCGCACCGCTGAAGGCAGGCTGGTTTGTTGCTGACAGCGTGGGCGCTGTGAAGGCATCATCGCCAGGCGCTTGATCAACGCCAAATGACAGTCTGCCATAGCGCAGATTTTGCGCACGTAGGCGTGATCCTGACGCGAGTGTTTCAAACCCACCGTTCCAGTAAAAATCAAAGAACTCGTAGTAGACCGCATCTAAGGCATTGTTGCCGATGAAGATACCAGACAGCTCAGGTCGCGGCATATCGCCTTGACCAGCGATCATCACAAGCTCAGCAATCTGATAGCTGCCCCAGCTTTTGATGCGCGACCACACCAAGCTTGGCGTGATGACTTGACCACCGCTAATGAAGGTCGTGCCGTTCTCATCAACGTGTTGCTCCTGCTTGGTAAAGCAGATCGGAACCACCGCCGCATATTCAGCCAGATTCTGCAGTGAGTCAAAGCCAAACGATGGTGCATAGATGTCAGTACCGCGTAAGCTGCCAAGCTGGCGGTTGCGAATGCTCTTTCCTGACTGCAGCGGCTTTGGTGCTAGCAAGAACGATGCAGCGGTTGAGGCTAGGCCGATGACAAGGCTGATAACTGCAATAACCTCAGCGCCAGTGTTGCTTACTTCCGGCACATGCGCATATTCCGCCGGTCTGACATACGGATGCTTGCGGACCTGCTCAGAAAAAGCTCGATATTCCTCTTCAGTGCAACCCAGCTCTTGAATCAGACGCTTTTCAAACGGAAGCAGCGGCAGCTCCGCATTGCGCCGATAGGGCACCATGCCACCGCCTTCAAATGCTGGTTGATGTAGAGACATCCGCTGTTCCAGAAGACTGCAAAGGCTGCTGGCTTTTGCGGCAGCAGTAGCACATCACCATCGTAGGCTGCCGCGTCTATCCTGCGGCACCATGTGAGCAGGTCGCGGCCGATGCGCTTGCCGTCGTACCAATCAGCGCAGCACTGTGGACGCGGCAGGCCAAGCCGGTCCAATACGACGAAAACCAAGTGGATGCAGTCAACAGCGCCATCTGGGTCAGTACCATCAGCGCCGAGCCTGTATGGCCTGCCGATTAGATCAATCACTGCACACGAACGCTTGCTGTTAGCGGTAGGTTACCCACTAGCTGCTTTGTCAGTCGCTTGCGTGGTATATCAGCACCAGCTGCATCGAACACAGACGCTAAGCGCAGCTGCAGCGTTGTTTCATCCCAACTTGCGCTGACAATTTGCCCGATGTAAACGCTGAGCAGCGTGTAGTTTTCCTTGTTGTCTGGGTCAATCAACACAGTGCGCACATTAGCCAGCCACTTGTCTACTACCGCTGTTTCCGCCCAACCGCGACTAAGTGCATTATTTGGAAATGCAAGTGTTGCAGGTTGATTGTCGCCTGACTTCGTAAACGTCGTACCGCTAAACGCAAACGGCATGAAGCCGAACATATTTGGGACGCCAGTGGTTACATTGAAAAATGGCGCATCTTCGTTGACCCAGTAATTCTGAAACAGGTAGCCACCCGTCTCTTCTGGTGTGCGCAGTGTTAGGTATTGACCGAAGGCAAGTGTGTCGCTCATAGCCCGATGCGCTGCCGTGTGTTTGTATTTTGCCGCAAGCTATAGAGCGTGCGCTGCTCGCCGCGCCGTGCGCCTTGCTCTGCCGCTTGCGCCATACCAGCCTGGAACTGATCAGCGGTAACGTAATCAACGCTGTTGATGCGCTCCACGGTGTAACGCACGTCGATTGGTTCCATTGTGGCGACACCACCGCCTGTCGCCGGCTCAGAGCCACTGCCGGGGATCACTGCATCACCGCGTGCGCCGCTGGAGTAGCGCTGCATTGCGGTGCGCATCTTGCTAGCAGGGATGACATACTCGGATTCGCCGCCTTCGGAGACCATGGCCAGCGTCGGTTTGTTGACGAAACCGCCTTCGGCATAACCGCCGACTTTCAGGCCAGGGATAGGTGATTTCAGTGCGCCTGTGCCCGTCAGGTTTTTGTTTGCAGTGCCTAATGTGCTGCCACCACTTAAGGCGTTAAAGATGGTTTGCAGCAGAATCAATGTCAGCTGCTTAGTAATAATCTCAGCGGCCATGCTGATGAAGTCCTCGCCAATCGACTTGAACGCATCGGATAATGCCTGTTGCGCTGACTTAGCGCCGGTTGCTACATCTTGGAATGCTTGACCGAATGCGCTGCCGATTGATTCCGCACCCCTCACGATTGAATCCGTGGCAAGCTTGACAGGGTTTAGGTCGTCTTGGAGTTGCTTAATGCGCTCGTTGATGCCACTGGCGACTGTGTCTTGACCCGCTACTTTGAACTCCGTTTTATCAAGCTCTTCCTTGAATAGTTTTTCAGCCTCTTCTGCTTGCCTTTTGATTGCTTCGGTTTGCAGGTTGATAAGCTCCAGCCGTTTAATATCAGCATTCTGCAATGTCAAAGCAGCTTGCTGCTCCTTGTTCTTTAATTCTGCAATTTGCTTAGCGCGGTCTTCATAATCAAACTGTATTTGCAG